GGTCAGCGGCGAGACCGTGCGGAGGGAGGGATGACGTATCTGTGGCGACCAGAGAAGTCGGCGCACAAGGCAGGCGTCATGGAGGATCAGTGCCGCGCCTGTATGAACCGCATCGACACGGGCGAGCGGGCGTTCGGGAAGGCTGTGCTGGACTGCGGCAAAAACCTGCGGCCGCCGGCCAAGAGAATTTGCCCGCTGTTCCGGCTGGACGAGGACAGCGAACTGATGCAGGCGACGGGGAGCGAGGTATGAGTGTGAACGAGCTTGTACAGCGGTGGCGTGATTTCGCCATGCAGGACGTGCCGAAGGATTACTCCGAGCGCGGTCTTACGCAGAAGTATCTCCGAGGCGACTGCGCCGCCGGAGGGGCCTGGGATGCGGCGGACGAGCTAGAGGATGTCGCCCGCACCGCCTGGCACCCGGTGAGTGAGACGCCTACGGAGGCGGATGCTGGTGGCTATATGGTGGACCCCTCTTGTGTGCTGATAATTAATGACGGGGGGGAGGTCGGCATGGCTCCTTGGTGGTCTGTGCCGCACCATGTAAGGACCGAGTATTGGGCCAGAATCAACGATGTCGTCCTCCTCCCGCCGCAATCCAACACGGGGGAAGGCTGATGGGGCGCAGACGCGACACAGTGCAACAGCGCGCACACGAACTGCTGGACGAGTGGGCGCAGGGGCCGCGGGAGGACCCGCCCGAGGAGCGCACCGAGGAGCGTGTGGACGGCGGTGTGGCGACCATGAGCACGCCCGAGCGGTACGCGCAGGTACGGGGCCGATTCGAGTCGCTGGATCGATCCGTGCGCCATGTCTACCGCATGAGCATCGACCTGGGCGAGGCGCTGTGGCGACACTATGGCGAGCGGCTGGACGAGCGCGAGTGCGCGGAGAAGTCGGGGATCACGGTGCGGACCTGGCGGGACCGGCTCTACACGGCCCGTGCGGCGTTCCTGTCGGCGTACAAGATGGCGGGCGGTGATGCGAGGGAACGGGCGACCGAGGATATAGCGGTGGAGGGTTGACCGCGCTTTTGCAGCACGGCAGAATGCTGAATATTCAGGATCGGAAACTTTGCACAAGGGTCTGGCAGGTGCGCGCTCCGGGCCTTTGGTCGTTCATGCGGCGGCACTCTCGCTGGTCAGCAGCGCTGGCAGAGGACGACTCTCTAAACCGACCGGGCATAGGCTCGGCGCCGCATATCAGCCCCGTAAGCACTGGGAACGCCCGGTGGCGGGGCTTTTCTATGGGTATCGCCATGCTCCTGTCGTCCGCCCTGCTCGTGATCGCCAGCGTGGTCACGTTCGCCGTCGCATGGGCGAATACGGACGCCCTGACGGGCCTCGGTCCCGACTGGACGGACTGGCTGGCCTACACGTCGATCGCCGGATTCTGCATCGGCTGTTTCGGCGTGCTGTGGGCGCTGGGCATGGCGCTGTACTGACTCTGATAGGAGAAAGGCATGCATGTATTCTCAGGCGGGAACGCGCTCGGACCACCCGAGTTCTTCGATACCGCAAAGGAAGCATTCCAGCGGGGCGATGAAGTCATGGAGTCGACACCGGAAGCGGACGAGGTGCGCGTGTGGCGCTCCAGTCCAAAGCAGCGCGGCGTCGGAACCACCCGAGGCAGTGGCGCCACACCGAAGTCGAAGCGCAAGGCACAGAAGCGCGCTCGCCGGGCGAACCGCTGACAGATCCTCCCGCATACCCGGCTCCATCCCTCGGTCGGGTGCGTGCGCCGTATTCGGCGGATGCGGCAAAGCGTGACAACGGCCTACATTGGGCCACCGCAGGCGGCCGGCAAGCCGCCCCGCTGCCAAGGGCAGGTACGGGCGCCCAGAGGTGGGCGCTCCCGGGCGCCACGGCGCCCGCCCACATCGACGCGGACGGCTGCATGGGACGCTGGGCGCTGACCGCCGGCATGGGCTGTCTGTTGCTGGCGCTGATGGTTCGGCGCGCGGTGAAGTCAACGGAGAATCGGGAATGAGCAAGAAGCAGAGCAACCCGGCTCCGACATTCGCCAAACCGACGGCGCCGCCGAATCCGCCGCAGCCGTATGGGCATCAGCCCCGCGGGCGCAACCCCACGAATCCACCGAGGTCGAAATGAGCAAGAAGGTCGCCAATGAGGATGTGGAAGCCCGGGCGGCCAAGGCGTGGCGCCCGATATTCCGGAACGAAGCGGAACTCCAGGGGACGCTGCACGATAATATGGACAACGTGCTGGATGTTCTGGGCCTTCCCCCGGCCCTGACCGTGACGAAAGAGGCTCGCGCGGTCGAGAGAATCCCCATGCGGAAATGCAAGGACAACGTCCGCATGGATATCTTGGTCCAACACGAAAACGGGGATATGACGGTTTTCGAGGTCAAGCGCGTCAAGGACATGCACAAGCTGACCATGGCAATCGCCCAGCTCCTGATGTACGAGCAGGTCCTGATGGATTACCGAGGCGCCGAATCGGTCAATCTCGTTGCGATGATCGACGGCGCTCTGTATGACTCTGCATTCCGGATGTGTAAGCGCCGGAATCTCCCGATCCGTTTCCTGGTGGCCCGAGAGGACGGGTACGCGATCGCCGATCTCAGGGAAGGGGCTGATGAAATATGAGCGAAGGGGGAAGGCCAACCAAGCTGACGGACAAGACCCGGGAGAGCATATGCACCCGGCTGGCTTCCGGCGAGTCTCTGCGCTCAATCTGCCGTAGCGGAAAAATGCCCGCCATGAGCACTGTGTTGCTCTGGGTGGTAGAAGATCGGGGGGGGTTTTCGGAGCAGTATCACGCGGCACGGGACGCGGCGGGATATGCGCACGCGGACGAGGCGCTGGACCTCCGCAATGAGGTCCGTGCCGGCGATGTCGACCCGCAGTCGGCCAAGGTCATTCTGGATGCCCTGAAATGGGGGGCGGAGCGAATGTCTCCGAAGCGGCACAGCCAGCGCCAAGAGGTCGATCATCGGTCCGGCGATGGATCAATGACCCCGCACGTCAGCGTTTACGTACCGGACAATGGCCGCGACGGCTGAATCGATCGAGATACGCCCGCAGCCGGGGCCTCAGGAAGCTTTCCTATCGACCTCGGCCGATATCGCGATCTTCGGCGGATCGGCGGGGGGCGGTAAGAGTTACGCCCTGCTGATGGAGCCGCTGCGCCATATCGGCGTGAAGGATTTCGGCGCGGTGATCTTCCGCCGCACGTATCCGCAGATCATGTCCGAGGGCGGGCTGTGGGACACGGCGGGCGGCCTGTACCCGGCGATCGGCGCTCGGCCGTACACGAGCCCTGATCCGGAGTTCCGTTTCCCCTCGGGGGCGACGGTCCGGCTCAGGCATCTGCAGCACGACAAGAGCAAGTACGACTGGCAGGGCAGCCAGATTCCTCTGATATGCTGCGAGGTTGGGACTGGCGTTCGGCTGGCGGACGGATCAGTTAAGCGAGTGGAGGAAATCAGGGCGGGGGATCGGGTGCAGACGCTTGCTGGCCCGAGATATGTAACCAAGGCGTACAAGGCTCACAGGGATGAGGCCGTTTCCTGCCAGGTTTGGGATTGCAGTGGCGCCCCGGTATCTACACAGGTCAACGCCTCAAGTCACAGGGTTCTCACTCCGCGTGGGTGGTTTTCGTACGACGATGCCGTGAGTGGGACTCCCCTTTCTTCGACTTGCGGGTCCAGGGGATTCCGTTGCGCTCGCATATTCTCTGGCATGTGCGATACGAAATGCCAGTCTCGGCGGCAACTTCTCGATAGCCCTTTTTGTCATCAACCGAAACAGCAAGAACCTTCTGGATCACTTCAGGGTCATCGATTCGGGCGGGTGACTTGCGCTTGTAAGGCTCAACGAGATCAGGGAAGTTGTAGCGGATCGTGTTCTCAGACACGCCAAGGGAGCGGGCCGCGCTCTTCAGTCCGCCTTTCTGTAGTTCTTGCTGAACCTGCGCCCTCTCAGCAGGGCCGTATTTCGCAAGCCGTGTCTCGCGCCGGTGAAGCGAGATGTGTTTGCTGCGGGTCATGCACTGAAGGTTCTGAATGTCGTTGTTCAGCTTGTCATGATCCTTGTGATGAACGTCTATGTTTGACGGGAGGATCCTGCCTTGGTGGCGCTCAACAACAAGACGGTGCTGAGGAACAAACCCATACGCGTTTGCTTTCGGATGATCCGGACAAAGCTCATAGGCATACCCGGAGACAATGGCGGTATAACCATCCGTATACGGGCGAAGAACGGACATCGGAAGTGGGCTGTCGGATTGGCTCATGCGTGTTGACCCCTTGTGGCGAAAAAGAACTTGTTCACTTATCTGTTGAAGGTGAATGTCACTATATTACAGAAACTGGACTGATTAATCAAAACTGCTTTGATGAGCTGACACAGTTCACCTGGCAGCAGTTCACGTACCTGCTGTCGCGCAATCGCTCGATGTGCGGGGTGCGCCCCTACATGCGGGCGACGTGCAACCCGGACCCGGACCACTGGTTGCGCACTTTCCTAGCCTGGTGGATCGGCGAGGACGGCTACCCGATTCCCGAGCGGGCCGGTGTTCTCCGCTGGATGGCGGTGCTGGGTGGCACGACGCACTGGTCGGACACGAAAGAGGAACTGGTCGAGCAGTTCGGCGACGAGGCCGAGCCGCTGTCGGTCACGTTCATTCCGGCGACGCTGGACGACAACCCGGCGCTGATGAAGGCCGACCCCGGCTACCGGGCCAAGCTCAAGGCGCTGCCGAAACACGAGCGCGAGCAGCTTCTCGGTGGCAACTGGGACGCGCGCCCCGTGGCGGGGACGTACTTCCAGCGGCACTGGTTCGAGTTCATCGACGCCGCACCGGCCAAGACGCGATGGGTGCGCTACTGGGACCGGGCGGCGACGGAGCCGAGCGAGAGCAATCTGGATCCGGACTGGACGGCGGGGGTTCTCGTCGGCGCGACTCCGGACGGCCGCTATGTGATCGGCGATGTCGTCCGCCTTCGGGGAACGCCCCGCAAGGTCGAGGACGCGATCCTCAAGACGGCATCGCAAGACGGGCGCAACGTATCGATCGGGCTGGAACAGGAGCCGGGCGCATCGGGCAAGAGCGAGGCGCAGTATCTCGCCGGCAAGCTCGCCGGCTACAAGGTGACGATCAACCCCAAGCGAACGCGCAAGGAGCAGGACTGGTCGCCGCTGTCCAGTCAGGCGGAGGCCGGCAACGTCGCCATGATCCGCGGGCCATGGAATCAGGAACTACTGAGCGAACTCGAGGCGCTGCCCGAAGGCGCGCATGACGACCAGGCGGACGCGGCCAGTGGCGGTTTCGGCATGCTGGCCGGCAAGGCCGCTCCGCTGAGTGCATGGGTATGACGGGCGACTCCATCTACGAGGAAGAAGCATGACCGAAGCCAAGCCGCACTACAGAGCGACGGCGGACGGCCCGGTAATGGTCCATGACGGCCTGCAGAACGTGGTCTCCGGCCTCGGCACCGCATCGGACAAGCGCCATCACAACCACTTCCACCTCAACGCGGGGTTCTTCAACTTCGCGGAGATGGAAGCGGCGTACATGGAATCGTGGATCGCGCGCCAGATCGTGCAGATCCCGGTCGACGACGCCCTGCGCGAGTGGCGCGATTTTCAGTGCGATCAGGCATCGTACATCCGCGCCGAGGAACAGCGCCTGCGGGTGGCCTACAACTACAAGCTCGCCCGGTACTGGGCACGGCTGTACGGCGGCGCCGGCATCCTCATGCTCACGGACCAGCCGCTCGAGGAACCGCTGGATCCGAAGAAGGTCGGCAAGGGCGGATTGAAGCGCCTCGTCGTGCTGGACCGCTGGGAACTGGCCCCGCAGGTCATCAACTACACCGATCCCGTGGCGCCGGATTACCTGGAGCCGAACGAGTACACTCGTCGCGACCAAGGGCGGCATCTCCGGGCTGGTGCAGGAGGCGAACGTCGACGTGGTCACGCGCAACGGCCTGTCGAACGAACTCGCCAGCGACCAGGAGGGCGAGATCACCAAGCGCTACGCCCTCGGCAAGCAGATGCAGAGCTTCGTCAACATGCTGCTGCTCGACGGCGAGGAGACCTACGAGCGCAAGGGCGCCGAGTTCTCGGGCCTCGGGGAAATCCTCGACCGCTTCATGACGTGGATCGCGGGCGCGGCGGACATTCCCGCCACGCGGCTGTTCGGTCGGGCCCCGCAGGGCGAGAACGCCACGGGCGAGGGCGATCTGACCAACTACTACGACAGCGTCGCCTCGATGCAGGAGGCGCAGTTCCGCCCCGATCTGGAGAAGCTGGACGAGGTCATGGTGCGCAGCGCCGTGGGCGACATGCCCGACGACTGCGAGTGGTCGTGGCAGCCGCTGTACCAGGAGTCCGGCACGGAACTCGCGCAGCAGGAACTGGCGGCGGCGCAGTCGGAGGACATCCGCCTCAACCAGGGCACGCTGCAGCGCTCGCACGTCATGCAGCGCATGAAGTCCGAGGGCCGCTACGCGATCGAGGACGAGGAAATCGAGCGCGTAAAGCGCGAGGAAGAGGAAGAGGCGAATGGCGCGTTCGATCCCCAGCCGGATGAGGACCCCTACGGCGGATCAGGCGACCCAGAGCCCGCTTGAGCAGCTGACGGAGATGAACGAGCGGGTCGGCAAGGCCCGCAGGAAGTCCGCGAAGCCGCGTGATCCGACGAAGAAGGTCGAGCGCTGGTATCGCAGCCAGCTGAAATCGCTCGTGCGGGCGATGGCGAATGCGGTCGAGGAAGAAGTGATCCCGGTCGTCAAGGCCGAGAAGGCGGACTACCGGGTCGGGGATTCCGCGCCTATCTACACGCGGGACGGCTGGGCGGATCGGATCATCGAAGCCCTGTCCGCGCAGGCAGATCGCTGGGTCAACGGCTTCGCCGAGCAGTACGAGCGCATGGCCCGCAGAACGGTCAGCATGGCCGAGGCCGAGAGCACGCAGGCGTTCGTCAAGTCGGTCAACGAGGCGGTCGGCGTCGATATGTCGGCCATGCTCGAACAGGAGGGCCTGACGGATTACGTCGAGGCCGCGACGAAACAGAACGCCCAGTTGATCCGGTCGGTGGCCGAGGAGCACTTCACGGGCATCGAGAACGCCGTCCTCGGCGGTGTCCGGGGTGGCGAGGCGCCGTCACGGATCGCCCAGCGCATCCGCGAGCAGACCGGCGTATCGCGGCGCAAGGCCGAGCTGATCGCGCGCGACCAGACGAGCAAGCTGACCAGCGAGATCGCCGAGCGCCGGCAGAAGCAGGCCGGCATCCGGTATTTCCGCTGGGTCACGTCGAAGGACGAGCGGGTCGGCGACGATCACCGCCGGGCGGCGAAGCGTGACGTGGGCTATGGCCCCGGCGTATACCGCTGGGACAAGCCGCCCAAGGAGGGCATCCCGGGCAACAGCACACGGCCCAACTGCTTTCTAGGACATCACGTCCCCAATGTGATACCGGGCGTACGTCGGCTCTATCGCCGGGTCTATCGGGGACGAATGGTCGGCGTTCGAACAGCTAGAGGAGATCGTGTCGTAACTACACCGAACCACCCACTGCTTACGGATCGCGGATGGGTCGCCGCAGATAGCCTTGAGGTCGGAGACCAGGTGGTCGGCGTTGACCAGCAGAGCCTTAACGTTGCGGAAGTGGATGGCGAGAAAGCCAAGCCCAGCTTCTCGGATCTGTTCGAGTCGATGAGCATGATCTTCGGTCACGTATCGGGTGACGGGGAGGCCGGTGACTTCCACGGCGACGGCGTCGTTGACGAGGATGTCGATGTTGTAAACGTCGATGTGGTGCTGCGTCGAAAGCTGGAATCCATGGGAGTGCAAGAGGGCGGCGACCTCAAGCTCGCCCTTTCCGTGTGTGATGCTCTTGGTTTCGGCCTTCGTGGTGGAT